CTCAATCGGTCCTGCCGCCGTCGCGGCACCCGGATGGCTCGCAATACCAGTGGATCATCCGCCCGGTAGACTGCCCCGTCGCGGCGTTCCCGGCCCAGCTTTTGGCACAGGAGGTTTTCGCATGAGCACCCAGGACGAATCCTACGAGTTTTGTTTCACCCTCGCGGAGATGGCCGTGGTGGTCGAGGCGTTGAAGGGCCTCGCCGGGCAGCATTCGTCGATGGCGACGACGTGGAGAGAAGCAGCGGACAGAAACTATGCAGGCCCGACCGAGCAGGAACTTCGCTGGCGGTCTGACGAAGAGGCGAAGGCCGCCGCGACCGCCTACGAAGTGGCTCGCATCATCGAGCAGCGGATGAAGAGGATTCAGGCGAACATCAACGAGCCGCCGGAGGTGGAGTGATGGCGAACGTGACACACATACCGGCCATCAGCCCGCAATCTGTCCTCGACTGCATCGAGCGGTGCTGCGACACGACAGGGTGGGTGCGGAAAGAGGTTGAGATCAGAGATCCGCACCACGCCGTCGTGACGATCGCGTTCAAGGATTCAGATCCGCGGCAGTGGCATGTCGTTTCGGATGACCTGTTCGCCAGCCTCGACAACGTCAAGATCTACGAAGTGGACTTGAAGGTGAAACCATGCCCCGCCTGAACTGGTCCTCCCTCGTTCACACCCTGGTCCTGATCCGGCTCGGCCAGGAGCTTGGCACCGACTCCCGGCTGGCCCGGGCCATCCACGACCTGATCGAGTTGGTCGTGGCGTTCGGGCGTTGAAAGTCGTGCCGCGCCCCGGGATTCACCCCCACCCGGGGCGCGGCGGCCGGCTGCGAATGGGGGCTCGCGCCGGCGTATGCGGTGCCGTCAGTCTACTACGGTCTCCATCTCCCGCAGCGTCTCCCGCCACGACGGATCCCGCCACCACAGGCCGAGGATCACATGGCAGATGTTCGAGACCGTGCCGCCCAGGATCATCGGCCACAGCGGCCCGACGCCGTGGACGGCCTCCCACCGCTCGCGGACCTGTGCCCGCACGAGCGTCATGGTGTGGTCGATGTCCTTGTGATTCGGCCCGCCCAGCCGCTCGATGTCTTCGAGGTGAATATGGGGCCAGTACCGCACGACCAGCCGCGTCAGTTCGTCCACGCGCCAGCTTTGGGCGTACTGAACACGGGAGGCCAGGACGTGGCGGACATGGGCCTGGAGGGCTTTGAGGTTGTCCATCATCGCCTCTCGATCACCTGCCGGATTTCTTTTTGCCCGGCCGCCAGCTCTTCGAGCGTGTCGGCCTGCCGCTCCTGGGCCTTGGACAGCGTGGCCAGCGTGGCGCTCGTGGCCTGGAGGAAGGTCGTGTGGCTTTCGACCACGGGCACCAGCACCGTCTCGTGGAGGGCCACGGCGGCCATCTGGCCCCACCAGCCGATCACGCACAAGACCAGGCACGGAAACCCAAACTCCCGCAGGAGCTTGATGCCAACGTCCACCACGTCGCGAGTCTGCTGTGTCACTGCTGCCCCCGTGAATCGAGCCACCTCTGGACCAGTACCTGAACGATTGCCGAGATCGCCCACGCGATCACGAGCGTCATGAATGCGAATCCTGCCCGCTCGTGGTAGTGCTGGCGGACGCGGTCCTCTACCCTCCGGCGAACGGTGTCCTGGCCAATCACGTCGCACGGCATCCGGGCGGCCATGACCACGGCCGCAACCTCATTCAGTTGATCCGCCGTCACCCGCACGAGAGCGTCACAACGCTCCCGGCCGAGCATGGCGCGGCGGACTGGGTTCTTCGCGAGGCCACGCCAGGCGGCATCCCGGGCGGCTTGCAATTCGGAGTCGGTCATCGCTTCGCACACCTCCCGTCAGCACAGTCGGCCCCCGCCAGGAACGCCGCCACACGCGTCGAGCAGCTGCCGATCGTGCGGCCGTTGGCCGAGCCGAACAGCACCCCGGCCACATGGCCGTCGGCGTCCAGCATCGGGCCGCCGCTGTCGCCCTGCCGGGCGGCGGCCTTCATCTCCACGAGCTGCGGCTGCACACCCCGCCCCCGGCCCGGCGAGGCGTAGAGCGTCACCGCTCCGGTCTGCTCGAGGTACTTGCCGTCCGGGCCATAGCCGGCGATCGTCAGCGGGTCGCCCACGCGCGGGGCCTGCACCGCGACCGGCACCGGGGCGGCCGGCGGGTTCGTCACTGCCAGGGCCGCGAGATCCCACACGGTATCGGTGCCCTGCACCTTGGCCGGCGTGATCTTGCCGCCGGGCCACTTCACCACCACGCCGTCCTTGCCGTCCCGGATGACGTGCCAGTTCGTGACGATCACGCCCGTCGAGCCGGTGACGCTCACGAGCACGCCGCTGCCGCTGTGCCGCACGTTGCCGTCGGCCGCCGTCACCCGCACGACCGCCGCCCGGTGGGCGGGCTCGGCCGCCACCTTGTCGGGCACCTCGCCGCTGCCGTCGCACACGGGGCAGGGGAGCCGCACCGGTGCCGGGCCGACGATCCGCTCGCCGTGGCAGTTGGGGCATTCAGCCCCGGCGGCGATGCCGGCGAACAGAGCCAGGAGGATGGCGAGCGTTCGCATGGTCATCCGGCCGCCGGCCGGCTCCAGTCGTCGGGGAGGGTGCAGCTGGCGATGGCGAACGATCCCCGCCAGGCCGATCGGGCGGTCCGTTCGGAGTCGTACCTGACCACGTCGTAGCTGTCGGGGTAGGCCATGAGCCGCTGGTCGGCCACCCACCGAGCCCACGGCACCGCGTGGCCCTTGCGGCCCACGCTCACGACCAGGCCGTGCAGCACGCAACAGACGGCCTCTTCGTAGGACTCGGGGAAGATCACCTCCAGCGGCCTGAACATCCGGGCCGTCTCTTGCCAGCCCTCTGGGAACCGCGAGACCGGCACCCACTGCCCGCCGCTCTGGTTGCCGTTGCCCTTGCCGCTCGTGCCCGTGAGCGAATGCCGGAAGGCGTAGTCCCGCGGCTGCACCTTGTCGGGCAGCATCCCCCGGCGGACGGCGATCTCCAGCACCTGCCGCACGTTCGCCCCGCCCCAGCGGTCCGGGTTGGCCTCGGCGTATACGCTCAATGGCGACAGCCAGACGCTGCCGGTCGTCCCCGACTCGGCGTACCGCTCGCCAACCTTCGGCCCGGCGTAGATCAGCCCGCGTGCCCGGTTGCGGGCGGCCTCCAGGTTGGCCCGGAGGGAGTGGGCGGTGCATTCGTGGGTCGGGTGCTGGTTCGTGAACCGGTCCAGGTAGTTCATCGCCCACAGGCCATGCCGGTCGTTCTCGGCGGCCCGCTCGGCCCACTCGCGGGGCTCGATCCACATGGCCCGGGGAAACTCCCGCGAGGCGTTGCCGCAGGCGTCCCGCAGAGCGTCGGTCGTGTCCTCGGCCGCGAGGTGGTCCGGGTAGCCGTCGTGCTCGGCCGGGAAAACGTCGATGAGTTTCGGGTCGATCACGGCACGGCCCTCACGACGGCGTCGGCATCGGTCGGGGCCTTCACGATGGACAGCACAGTTGAACCCGACAGCACGACCAGGGCCGGGAGGCCCTTGGCCTTCGCGGCCTCAACCGCGGCCCGGTACTGGTCGGGCACATCGCCGTCGCCGTCGGTGGCGTCGGCCTCCACGAGCGTGGCCAGAATCTGCCGCTCGCGGTTCAGCCGGTTGAGGCCGACCGTCACGCCGGGCGGCACGGCGTGCGAGTCCTTCTCGTAGACGTACACGGCCGCCGTGGCGGTCTTTGCCACCACAGCGGTGCCGCCCCAGTGCCACGCCGGCAGCGGGCCGGCGAGGAGGATCAGACCCAGAGCGAGGATGACGAACGGCCTCACGGCTTGACGGGCTCCGCGGGCTTCAGCAGTTCGTGGGTCAGCTGCTCGCACACCGCGACCGCCTGGTGGTGGCCCTTGTCCCGCAGCCGGGCCGCGAGGTCGATCACCAGCCGCAGGTCGTCCACCGGTGCCCGCTCGCGGGCCGGCTGGGCCGCCCGCACCCGTTGGGCCAGCACGACCACGGCGTAGATCACAAGGCCGACGCCGGCGGCGGCCTGGAGGTAGGGCAGGACGTTCACGGGGCGGGCTCCTGGGGCAACGTGTCGAGGATGTCGAGGATCTCGCGAACGAGGGCCACGCCCTCCTCGGTGTGGAGCACCGCGGCCAGCCGCTTGGCAAGCCGGTCGTCCAGCCGGCTGGCGGTCCGCGAGGCGGCCCACTCCAGGCCGTCGGCCACCACCTGCGAACGCTCGCGAACGTCGGCCGCCGCGGCGTACCGCCGGGCGTAGCCGATCGCCGGTGCCCACTCGCGGAGGAGGCGGATTTCGGCCAGCATCACGCCACCCCGCGGACCAGCGGTAGCACCTGTTCCACGGCCCCGGCCGCGATGGCCAGCACGAGCGACCGGACGGCGGGCTTGGCGATCACCCACAGCGGCCACGCCAGCGTCGGCACCGCCTTGTCGGCCAGGGCGTCGAACAGTTGGCCGACCGCCTCCAGCACGGCCGCCTTCTTCTGCTCGCCGGTCATCGTGACCACGCCGTCGTAGGCTTCGGTCAGTAGCCGCAGCAGGGCCACCATGAGCTCGCCAAACTCCCGCCAGGTCAGACCGTCGGAGGCTGCGACCGTGGCCGTTTCAATGAACGCCCGGGCCTTTCCGAAGGCGGATGTCGAACCATTGGCGGCGACGGTCAGCGGTGCATCGGAGATCATTGGATCTTTCCCTCTTCGTAGAGCTGCTTGGCTTGTGCGACGGTGCAGAACGGGACGATGGCCTTGGTGGGATCACCGGCCCCGGCGAGCTCGAGGGCCAGCCGCTGCCAGAACGTCAGCGGTTCGGCCCGGCGGCTGGTGATTGCCCCGACGCCGACCCGTGACGAGGTTGGAACGTGGACGTGGTTTGCCGACTCGCCAGCCCGGGCGATGGCCTCGCGACCGCGGGCCGTGTGCCGAAACTGCGAATCCTCTCGGGTTCTCACGGCCGCGTTCCTTCTCCCGTCATTGTACGGGCGTCCAGTTGTGCCACAGGCCGCGGAGCGGCCCTGTGGCGGTCGGTCCTTGTGGGTCAGCCGACTGGGAATGGCAGGGCCATTTCGACCAGCATCCGCGTCTGCTCAAGCGGGCCGCGGTTGTCGATCACGCGGTCGATCAGGTGGTGCGAGATCCCGGCCTCGCTGCTGTGGGTGTGGCGAGCCTCTTGACCCCGCTCAACCAGCCACACCTCGCCTCCCTGGTTGCGGATCCACTCGGCCTCATTGTCGAACCGCACATCCGAGAAAACGATCGTCCCGCCGTAGGTTTCGATCCGCCGCTTCGCGATCCGCAGCCAGATATCCTCTGCCACCATGCCGCGGCCCCATTCGGTGCCGAGGGTCTGCATCAGCTCACGCGAACTCTTGCCGAGCCAGGCCAGCGGCGTCTCCTTGTTCCTCCGGCTGCGGAGCATGTCTTCGGGCACGCCCAGCATGGCGGCCAGCCCTTCGTAGAGCGGGTCCGCAAACCCGAACACGGCCGCCCCGGGGATCATGTCTGCCACGGTGTTCTTTCCGGCCCCGGCCCGGCCGGCGATGCCGATGATCCGGCGGCGGGCCAGCCTGTCCTCCGCCGGCTCCTGGATGCGGGCCATCATCTCCTCGCGGCGGGCCTTGATCCCGGCCCACGCCGCCTCGAGCTGCTCCGGGTTCATGCTGCCGCCGATCCGCTCGATCTTGAACTCGGCCGGTGCCGTCTCGGTGGCTGGCTTCAGGTTCACGCCCCCGATCCGCTCCAGGAACTCCGCCGGCAGGTCGGCCAGCACGACCGGCTCCGCCTCCGCCGTGGCCCGCTGGGCCTGCTCCATCGTCCGGGCCTTGGCCACGAACGGGCTCCCCTCGCACGCCGTGCAG